TACGGATTCTGTTTTGCTGAAAGCAGATCCCGATGTTGTTACTGTAGTATCTGTTTGAATCATCGCTGGAACGCCATCAGTTAACGATCCAATATTGATCCCACCAATTTTTCCTGCTGTTGTGGTATCTCCTACAGTTACAGATGGTGTAATATTATTTCCGCTAAGACTATATGTAGTTCCTACCTTATTGGTAACAACATAGGGCATATCAACTGTGATTTGGGCAGAAGTTACAAACTCTTGCTTTATATCAGCAAAAGCAGCAGATGGTAAGAATAGAAGTAAAGCAAATAATTTTTTCATTTGATTCCTACTTTATTGTTCTTATTATCTACTATAACTGATTTTTTTCCGTTGCCATTCTTACCCTTTACAGCTATTCCATAAGAACTTGCGATATTTCCCACAAGGCCAGCAGCGAAAGTGTCGAGTCTGATTCTTTCCATATATCCAAGAGTCATAACTGACAAAGCCCAACAAAGGATAATAAATCGGATTGCGTGTCCAAAATAATCCCGACTTTCTTTCTCTTCTTCTTCCATAAAAGTAAAGATTCTTGTCTAATACTAGCATTTTAGCTATGTTTGGAAAGTAACACATATTTATTCCATGTATAAGATTCTAAAACCAATCTTAATGACCTTTTTAACAACAACTGCTGTAAAGAGATTGGTCGTAGATTTACTAAAGTCAATCGCAAAACAAACTACAAATACTTTAGATGATAAAGCAGTTGAAATTTTAGAAAAACAGCTTTTTCCTCCAGCATGAAAATCACTAAATTTCTCAACATAGACATCGAACCAGCACCTCCAGAGTTGGAATTAGAAATCGAAATGCAATGTAGAGAGATTATGAAATCTGATAATTTAACTGATATAAAAAGATATTGCACACATTTGGTCAGGAAAAAGTTTGACCAAGATATTTTTATGGCATCATTACTAAATAGACTTATTGAGTTAGAAGCTAATCGTGTTGTAGCAGAAATGAGGCAAAGGAAACCTAAGAATCCTTTGAAAAAGTTTTTTCGTATTCGCTAAGATATTTCTTTTCAAAATCTTTAACTAACATACTTTCAGTCTTATCAATCTCAAAATTAAACTTTAAGATTGCCGTGCGAATATGTTCAGTAACCCAACCACCTTGTTTTGAAACAACTTGAGCTTTGTTGCGTTCATTAATAAAAATATAGTGATCATACCCTTTTAACTCTATATCTAAAAGATTTTTTTCAAGATCTTTTCGTCTTATTTCTTTTAATCGTCTTAATTTTATTGAATCACTCATTTTTCTTTTTAATTGAATTAAGAATCCTAGAAAGTGCTCTACCTTGTAATCGGTTTTGAATTGCCCTGTTCCAGTTTTCCTGATCTTTTTTCAATGCTTCATCATACACTTCTTTATCAATCTTGTCTTGTAAAAATTTATAAACAACATCTCTTATCCAAGAAGTAGGTTTTATTTTTAATTTCGTACGAATATATTCATCAAACAGTTCTCCTCTGTTTATATCTATAAGAACATGATAATACTTTTTGTTTCCGTGAGGTTTCTTGCCAGCTTCAGCCATAAATATCTTTTTAACTAATGTTATCACATTCTCATTGTATTAACTTTTTAAATATTCATAATACTTATCGTTTGCATCTTTCCAATATTTTTTTAGTAATTCTTCTATTTTTTGGTCTTTTTCTTTTTTGTTTTTCATAAATTCAGATTGTAATAATGTTAATTAGTATTTTTCCTGGGGAGAGTGGCTGAAATTGTCCCATTCTTTATAAACCCGTTCCAAGACTACTGTTTGCTATGGGACAAGGGTATGGGACAAGTAAAGTTGTCCTACGCTCCAAAAACAATGGGACAATCTATTTTGTCTCACACAGTTGTCCCACCGAAATCTATTGGTACGACTACGATTCTTCTAATGGGACAAGATATGCACCCTCTCCCCGTGCGAGGACTGCTCTATAAGACTTAGTAGAACTATCATCTTCAAAAGCATCAACACACACTTCAATAAGACCTTTTTTAAGTAATCTTTGGAACGATTTTCTTATTGCAGCATCTTTACCATCAACCATTGGGTCGTGAATCATTTGATTTATGGTGTAAGTTTCTGGGTGTATTTTTCTTAGCTTTTGAAGAACCTTATCTTGAACAGTTGTAGGAGATTCAGAATCAGCAGAAACTTCAGGAGTGTAATCAGCGATAGCGAAGGTAAGATCATCTTTCATCTTCATTATCATTTGAGTACCCATTCTTCCAGATCTAGATTTTTCGATAGTAATAAATCTGCTATTACGACCTACCTTGTTGATTTGTTCTTGGGTTGGTTTAGATAATTTCCAAGTTTCATCAACAGCATCCCTGATAGCTGATGTTCCCCTAAACCCACCATTCTTATTAGCGTGATGAATGATAAGAATTGTAGTCCTTGGGAAGAGAACTCCATTATTTCTAGTGAGCCAATACAAAGGTTGAGCAAAGTCTGATTTGTTTTCATCAAATGCTCTACCACCACTACAACCAATCAATGAGTCAATAACAACTAGCTTCGGTGTATAGGTTTGCATCAACTTAATAAACTGAGCATATCTCTGTAACTGCCAATCAGTTTGAATTTTTACGTTACTTTCAATAGGAAAGTTAACTTCTTCCAACTGTTCTTTTAGTTGAGATAGTGGTTGATCGCCATTTAATAGAAGAACATTACCCTGATCTACGGGAACTTTGCTACCTCTAACAAGGAAAGGTTCTCCAGTAGCAATATGTTTTGCCATAGTCCAAGCACTCATGGATTTACCATCTCCACCAGCACCATAAATAAGAACAACTGAAGGAGTCTTTCATATTGAATTTGATCGACAATAAGTTTTTCTAAAGATGATTGATCTCTATAACCAGCTTTCAATGCTAAAGTATTTAACTTGTAGTTCATCTCAGCAGGGTTATCCAACTCAAGAATATTTTTGGCACGTTTAATTACATCGCCAAAATCAAGAGTTGATGTTCTAACCTCCTGAACTTTCTTCTCTTCCGCTTCTTTGACGATTTTCTTGTTTTCAACAGAAAATCTATGCCTTTCAGGGTCTTCTCTATCTGCTAACCAGATAAGAGTACCTAGTCCAATACCGCCACTTTTAAATGAATACCAAGCAGTTGTGCAGGGAGTATCATAATCTCCTGCGTCTTCCCATTCAGCAGCAAAGTCAGGATCTTGAGCAGACCAGAATGACCATAAAGATAAGCCAAGATCATTAGGTAATGCAGAGTGGATAGCCATTCCAACTCTAACCCAATGTTCTCTACTACCCAAACCCTGATGAGAAATAACTGATAGGCAATCGTGAATAATTTGAGCTATTTCGTCTTCTGTCCTATCGCTAAAATCTAAATCCTTCTTATTTTGTACTGGTTTTGGAGGAGCTTTCATCTCAGCCAATAACCAAGCAGGAGCAACAGGTATTTTTGAAAGATCGCCAGTTAATGTATAGAACCCTTCTTCTGAACTATGTCCACCTGGGTAAGCACCGAAGATAACACCCTGCCTTCTCCCCCAAAGTATTTCATAGTTACCGCCTTCTTCTTTACGAAGACCATGACCCTTCACCTCACCCCATAGAGCTTCTGGAACGCTAAAGATATACTTTGCTGCATCTTTTTTAGTAGAAGTGATTTTAGGAGCACCTATGAGGGTTTCAGACCATTTTCTTTTCAATACTGCATGGTCTTTATCAATATCAAGGATTACGATGCCTTTGCCTCTAATACCTGTATAAAGACCGATAGCTTGTAGATCAGGATTCTTTTCAATCGCAAGTTCAACGTCATGCTTATCAAAATCTCTTTCCCATGATTCTTCTAATGGGTTTTTACCAGTAGCCTTACGGCCTGATTTCATTAGTGCATCTTTTTTATAGATAGGTGCATAAACTAGATTCTCAGGGAGAGTCTTGACGAAACTAATAATTGTCATGTATCATTCTATTAGGATAAGTGAAAACCTCTGATTTCTGTTCTGGTAATCGACAGACTTCGGAGGTTTTTTCATTTTAGGCTATTTACAATAAGCGGTCAAGCTATTAGAATGAGATTGTGCAAAAATATTTTGCCCATTGATTACAAACGCTATTTAACAATTTCACTATTATGAAATTTTCAGCCACTTTTGAAGAAAAAGTCAAAAAAGCAGAAGAACAGGGGGATCGCCCACTTGTTTCTTCTTATTTAAACCCATCAAAGGTAGATCCAAAAGAACCAGTTTCTTTCGCATTATTGGAAGAAGATCCCCTAATTTTTTGGAAAATCTACGGAGAGTCAGTACACGGAGATAAGGGTAAGTCCTTTAGATTTGTCAGCAAACCAACAGAAGAAGAAATTCTTACTGAAATGGGTGGCTCTTATCAAAGAGGTACTAAATTCCAGAGCAACGAGCCAGCAGACCCTAAAGAAACTTACGTTTGGCCTATCTACGATTATAAGAACGGAATGGTTCGTATCTTAGAAGCAGACCAGTATCAGATTCTAAGTAAGATCAGAAAGCTATCTCTAAATAGAAAGTATAAAAATCTTATGGAGTGGGATCTTTCTCTTTCATTAGATAGAGAAGGAGGTCGTTGGAATTACGACATTCAAATTGAACCACAAGATGAAGATGACCAAGATAAATTAGAAGCAGCTTGGGAAAAAGTTAAGTCAAAAGGTTTCGATTTAAAGAAACTTTTATCCTACGAAGATCCTTTTGGGGGATAATAAAAGAGTTAAATTTAAGTGGAAAACTGTCAGACTGCCCTCTGGCAGTTTTTTTATGTAAATATATTGTTGCAAAGGATTAAATAGTAGGTTATGATGATGTCATATATATTATTTATCATGCCTGAACCCTCTGATCCGTTTGCTTTATACAGAATTTCTGTTCAAATTACTAATTCACAATATGAATTGTTAAACAAGCATAAAAAACCTGGAACTTCTATTTCTGAGTTAATTAGAAGAAGCATTGACACTTACTTTGCACCTGTAATGAAAAATGAATTGAGTGTACATTCTTCTAGACCTGAAGTTATTGAACATAAAGAGGAAATAACTATATAAATGCAAAGACTTAGTTTTTTAAACCTTCAAAGTTACATTCAAGAAAAAGGATTTATAGTTTTAGGCCATTGTTATAAATGTGATAAGGTCAGCTATAGATCAGAAGAAGAAGCCAAAATTATTGCAGCAGAAATGTGCAAGAAAGGAAAAGGCCATTCATATGTTTATGAGTGTCCTAAAGGTAACGGCTGGCATTTAACTTCAAAAAAACCGCAAAGTCATAACGTGGTTAAGTTAAAAAGAAAAAGCCATTCATTTAGAAAAAGAAAAGGTTGGCAAACAGTATGAGCATTTATTTCAGATCATCAATGGGGATAGATTTTCCCAAAGCTCCATATATAGGTCAAGTTCATTACGATTTTGACCTAAAAAGGACTTTTAGATATGAAGAAAAAGATTTTGGGGATTGTATTTTAAAATCAACAATAGATTGGTTTCATTGGGTCGATATAACTGAGAAGGAATTGTAACTAAATGTAAATATGTTTAACGCTGTTTAACAAGGGCTAAAACGATTAATTTTTGTAATTTATCAGATTACATCAAAAATTAAAAAGTCACGGACAGGAGCGTGACATAATGCGACATATTGCGACATTTGATATCTATTTATATCTACTTATAGCTACTTATAGCATTGCTGAGTTCGTGTTTTGATATTTTTTACGAACTGGTTATACTAAAAATGAGTTAAATACTTGCCAAATTTTTAACTTTAAGACGCAGGAGTGAAATTCATTCTTTGCGTCTTTTTAATTGCAAAGTATAATGAGATCGCAAGTATTTAATTTTATGAAAGAACTATTGTTCTACCCTAAAACGGGTAATTTTCTTCAGCGTTCTTCGACAGAAGAAGCACTAAAAAGAGTTGAGACTGTTTTATCATTAGATAAGTTAAAAAATTTTGATAGCTTTGTATCTATGTTATGGGAGTTTCTTACAGGAGAAACACCAGAAGAACATAGATATAGATATTCAAGATTATGGATAGACTATTTGGTAATAGTTGCAATAAGATTTCAACCCTTTTATTTTTACCCTGAATAATGACAATCTTGCAATTCAGAAGAAAAGCGGATAAAGTTAAGAAAAATCCTTATAAACAAATGACTCTTGCCTTACCTCAAGATACGGATAGGCAAAACTTATTAGCTGGATTACGCCATTCATCTTTGGTGCGTGATGATTCAGGAAAGCACCGAGTTTATCGTGATGAAGAAGAAAGAGAATATCATTCAGTAACATCAATACTTAAACATACTGCACCTGCGGAACAAAAAGCAGCATTAATGAAATGGGCTAAACGACCAGGGAATTTAGAACAGAGAGATATGGCTTGTAGTATTGGCACAGCAGTCCATTCATATTGCGAGAAAATATTAAAAAGAGCGTCTATACTGGCAATAAATTCAGCAAACAAACGCAATGGTTGGAAAACTTATGAAGATGGTTTGGCACGACCTAGCCAAGCAATCACAACATGGGCATTACAAAATGCCATTCATGGGAAAAATAAAGTCGAGGAACAATGGGCTTGTAGTGAGTACACCAGAAATATACAACCCTTTTTGGAAGACATAAAGGCCATTCATCTTAGTGAGTTTAATATTAACCATTCATCAGGTTATGCTGGTCAATGTGACGCTTTAATAGACACAGAAAACCCTGACGGCCATTCAGAATTAACAATAGTAGATTTCAAAACTTATGGAAAAGATACGGATAAACCAGAAAAATATTTACAAGATCATTTATTACAGATAGGTGCGTACAATGAAGGGCTATATGAAAAAACTGGAGTGCGAGCAAAAAGAGGATTGATATGTATAATAAGAAAGAACGGATTACAGCTTCGTTGGGTAACAGCTATGGAGTTGATAGGTTGTGGTGCGTTATTTAAAGAAAAGGTTGCAGAATTTCAAGATATGGTAAAGAACGATCAATTAATAGCAGTTTGAGAGCCACCAGAAAAATCTTGACTCGTAATCATTATCCAACGTGGTTCCCCTAATTGTTCTCTTAGGTGTTCAGGAGGAACTGCATATTCAAAAATATCTTCAGTAGGAGGGTAATAAAAGATTTGACCCTCGTAAGGATTTTTAGGAAAGTTAATCCACTTATCGTTAGGCATTTTTATTAACACCTCCTTCGTATTTTTTTTCTAAATCTTCAATAATAGTAATTAAAAACTTACTAGCAACTTTTAATTTTGAAAGAATCCGTTTATTTTTATATGCTTGTTCGCACATAGTATCAATAGTTTTAATTAAGGTACGAAATTCTTTTTGTTCTCTATCTGCTTGTGTCATTTTTGGTCTAGGCATTAGTTGTCTCCTATGTTGTGTTGTTTTTTAGCGATTTCGCTGTTGATAGTTTGAGCTAGGATATATGGTTCGTATTCCAAATCTAGGTCAAGAGACTCTCTGGCATATTGAAAGTCGTCAATATTACCAGAAAGATAGTCTTGATCTAGTGCGGAACGTTTTATTTGATATTCGTAGTATTTACCTTTAGGCATTATTCTCCTCCATAAGTTGTTTTTCTTTTTCAGTTAAACATTCGTAGTGAACTCTATAAGTTCCATCAGAAAATTCTGTTGGTTCGTGATCTAAATAAACGTCATAAGGAGTACAATCTTCATCTCCATAAATTCGTTCTCCACAACGATCACATTCGTACCAGTTACATTCTGGACATAGCCAACCGATATATTCTTCAGTACTAGCAGGGATTCTATTTACAAATAAACCTGACCCGAAAGAAGTGGAGCGTAGACATTCGACACACTTATCTCCAATATCTACTTGTTTACATTGCATAGTCATTTTTTAATCTCCATATAAGGTGAATCGAAATCGTCATAAAGGTAGGATTCAGCTTTCCACCAATCGACTATGTAATCAGAATCAAGATGAATACAAGAATGATCGAATGACTCAGGATTTTGAGACATATAATCGTGATACCACTCTGCAAAGTCATCATATAAATCAGGGTGAACTTTGTAGTGTTCAGCGATTTCTTTCGCATGGTGGTGGCAATAGAACTCAAAGTCTTGAGCGTTTTGGAGCGATTCTCTCTCCTCCATAACTTGATCTGGTAGTGGGTTGTCAATCATTAGTTGTCACCTCCTTCTTCTTCGTATTCCAAAGAATCTATAAAGTTAATGCAATATTCAGTAAATTTTTTAATTTCTGATTTACATACTTTATCTTCATCTTCACCAATGTAAGAAAATTGGTTATTGATGTTTGAAATCAAATTTAAGAGTGCTGTTTCGTTTTTAGTGTAAGACATAATTCGCTAGCGAAATTCTCAGTTGAAAGTAATTTTTTTAAGGTAAGTGTTATTTAATATAGCTCCGATTTTTCTCCGTAACTCATCATCTTTATCTGTTTTAGCTTTATGATAATCTCGAATTAAATCCTGATAAATTTCAGATTTTAATTCAGATTTTTGTTGTTGAAGAATAGACTCTATAGGTTCTATATCGTACATTTCTTCAACTTTTGTTATCCACTTGTAAACTGTTTTATCACTTACGCAATAATCAGCAGCAAGTTTAGAAGCTATCTTTGTCTTTTTGATATTGGAGCGTAACATTTCTGCTATCGCTTCAAATGCTTCATCTCTGGACTCAGTTATATTCATAATAAGTCCTCCTCTATCCATGTTTCTCCTTCTTTTAATACACCAAACATAGTCATAATTTCATCATAAGTTTGCTTTCCTGATTGGGTCAGGCATTGATAATCCCAACCTAAATCAGTTAATTTATCAAGAAGTTTTTTTCCATTAATAGTCATTAGCTCATTTCCTCAAATCGTTTTTGTACTTCTGCGATAACAAAAGGTTCTAACGCATTAGGAAATTCTTCTTTAACTTCTTCGTATAAGTTTTCAAGAATTTCATCATTTACTGGGTGGCTCATTGTTCCTCCTTCCAAGAATGAATTTTTACTTTTAAAACCATTTCCCATATCTCAGCATTAATGTCATTGGATGCCATTGTGTCCATAAAGATAAGGGAAATTTGAGCTTGTGCTTCTGGACTAAGAAGATCGTATAAATCAATAGTTTTCATAATTTTTACCAAGATGATTGATAATAAAAACTATCGAAACATTTTCCGTCTTCTGCGTTTTCTTCGTATTCAAAAACTTTTTCAAGAATATCTTTGGTACGTTTCAAATCTTGATAGTACCAATCGTCATATTCTTTTGAACCAAAGAAACAACCTTCAATATCTGTAGGTAAGAGTTCTTCAGCCTTCATTTCTCTGGCAACTGGTGTCTTTATATCAAGAATCGTATTAATACGATCTAAAAGAATTTGTAAATCTCCTCTTGAAACATAATGACGTTCGCAGTTGTCATTCCCATCTTGCACTTCGTCAACGAAAAACTTATGTATAGCATTAGCTTTTCTCCAAGTAATAATCGGAAACACATAAGTAAAATGATTATAGGCATGATCTATTGGAGCGTCTTCAAAGCCAATAGCAGCAATAGCATCTTCTAATTCAGGAGATCGTTCAACTTTGACTTCCTTACCTTCTCGCATATCAGCGTAATCCTGATCGGTAGGTCTTTCGTAAGCTCTTGTAGAAAAAGAGCCTTCCAAATACATATCTAATCCCATTAGTTGCCCTCCTTTGCGTTTAGATACTTAACAACGTCACTTAGATTAGTTGCTATTGCTTTGATGTTTTCTCCCAATTCCATAGTTAATTCAGCTTGTGACTTGTTTAACTCTTGTTGGGAAGTTGCAGATTCAACTGTAGCTTTCATTAACTCTGTAATAGCATTTTCAAGAAATGAAATTTTCTTATCAAATACTGTTAGAGCTTGTAAGACTTTTTGAAAGTCTCTGTCGTTTTGAGTCATAAATTTAGGATAAGTGAACTCATTAAAATATTAACACATAAATAAGGCCATTAGCAAGCCTGTATGGTATTATTAATATGTCAACACATAAATAAAAATGAGTCTCATTAAGTCTTACGTCTTTTCAATTCAGGAAATGGGTTTTGACCCATATCACTTGAATAAATTATCCTCTGAAGAGTGGGATAACCTGTTAACTAAAGCCTTAAAGTCAGATAAAAAGTTATATGAGACTTTAATTCTGACTAGATGTAAATTAAAATTAGAAAAAGACAGGGCTATTTAAAGCCCTTCTTTTTTGTTTTGTAATATCTAAAAACTAGCTCGAAGCTATGGAGCATTTCATGTTGAAAGACGCATAGTTGAGTCTCCAAATTATGCTGTTCATCAAGTATGTCCTCATATCTCTGTAGGAAATGAGCTTTTAATTCAGAAATTTCACATAATTTCCTTTGGATTGTACTTAGCTCCTCGAATAAATCCTTATCGTTAGTAATTACACGATCAGATAAATTTGATAACTTTGCTAAGTCTTTTTGAGCCTGAACCATTTCAGGGTCGGTTGCTTTGTATTTTTTCATTTGTTTAGCTCCTTTTTTAAACAATTTCTTTGAATAGAGTGTCTAATAATCATTTTGTATTTATCTCTTAATTCCCAAGAATTGTATTTCTTTTTAACCCAATTTGATCTAGGAAAAAGATTTTTTACTTTCTCCATACTTGCATAATAATAAAAATCTCCATAACCATATTGAAAAGGCAGTTTGATAATTTCTTGACTATCCATACCATAATTAAGTGTTATATCACTTGAAAAGTACGAATTGCCATTAATTTTATCTCTCCACTCTTTAGCTTCAATGTCAATCGTTTTTAATTGTTTAAGTTGCATAATTTTAGAAAAATAAAGAACAAAAAAGTAAAAAGGGAGCTATTGCTCCCCAATTACCATATCCGCAGCTTTACTAGCATTAGCTAGGGATTTGAAAAGGATTTTTGGGTCGCTTTTCAGCATTGGACACCACGCTTCTAAATATGCTGCATGGTTCATTGTGTCTAAATTAGAAATCTGTAATCTATTACAAATTAGATAAGCTCCTAATTCAGCAACTAATTCTTCTTGAGCATAAGAAAGATTATTTCGAGATAATCTTCCATTCGCTTTTGTTGAATGAATACATTCGTGGGCAAAGGTAGCCAGATAAGATTCGTCATCCCTGAAGTTATATCTTTTTGGAATAACTATCTCATCAGTTGATGGCCTGTAATAAGCTCTATCTCCACCTTTGATGACTGCTTTAACTTCTTTTTCCCATTGAAATAAACGATCATGGGCATCTTTAACCCTTTCGTCTAACGGTCTAGGAGCAGCAGTTAAAACTGCATCATCAATCAGCTTTTCTAATTTCTTTGATGCTTCATCATCTAACCCTCGAACGTCAGCAACATTAAATACTGGAACGCATTTATAGCTCATATATTGAGCTTTTTTTGCTTCTCCGTTTATATCAAGTTCTTTTGTTTCATATTCTCTCAAAAGTGGCTGTAAAATCCGAGCAGATTTTGAACCCTTTTTGATAGTGCAATTTATGGAACGTGCCTGACCTCCACCTATAAAAAGTGGTAAGTGCCAATTCCTGATAGAACTCTGTAAACAGAGAAGAGCAGGGTTAGACCCTTTATACTCATGCCCTGATAAGACATTCCTGAAGCCACCTTTAACAGTCCACTCTTTTCGCCATAATTTTGTATTCCCTGATTCAAGAGCTTCAATTAGTTCATTCACTATTAGCTCTTCAGGTTTTACATAATCGGCTTTTTTGCCTTTTAATAGTGCCATAATTTTTAGAGGATAAATGAAAATTCTTTACAGAAAAAAAAGGGGAAATTATTCCCCTTTAGTTTTTGAATTTTTGGCCTGTTTACAACTTTTTTTGAAAGCGTCATAAACGTCTTTTTTTGTTGCTTTTGTTAGGTCAAGTTCGATTGGCTCATCATTAGATGATGCACTCATAAATACGATAGATGGCATGATCTTTAAGGGATAAATGAAAAATGAAAAAGGGGAAAATTAATTCCCCTGAAAAATTTTGATAGAGCCATAAGGTTCTACAACTTCTTCAAACATTAAGTCAAAATCTCTTTTTGATTCAGGCCTTAATCTTTCATAAGAAGTCCTTTTTGTATTCCTGATACTTTGAAGCATCAAGTCAAGTTGAGAGTCTGTAAGTTTAAAGACTCTCATTCTTTTATCTTGACTCATTTTTTAAACCTCCTTATAGGCTGACTTATGCCACTCTTTAAAAAGTTTTTGAGTGTCATGTGGGCAGTCTGTCCAAGTGTTATTTCGGACGATCCAACCGAACTCCAGAAGCATTGGAATTAGCTTCTGGTCTTCGATGTAGTGTTTAATTAAATGACTCATTTTTTTAAACTCCTACAAGTTGGTTGATCATAGACTGCGGAACCGCTTCGGCTTCTCTCCCGTTTAAATACTGGGTGATATGCTTTGAAGTAGTTCGGCTGTAATATTCTTCAGTTTTGAAAATTTCCCCAGAGTGCATTTGAAAAGCAACTGGCGTATCATAACTGAAAAATGCTTCAGAACCTGAAGGAAGAACCAGTAAAGTCTTACTGGCTCCTAGTCTTTTAATTTTCATTTGATACCTCCATTGAATCGAAGTCGTAGATAAAAGAGTCAGAGAGGAGTCTGTTAAACTCCTCTTGATCTTGAAAAAAGAAATATTCAAATTCAGACATCAGAAAAACCTCCTAATGATTCTTTGAAATATGTTGAGCTTTTTCCTGACTGTAAAACTTGCGGGAATTACAATCGGTTGGTAGTCGCTTTTCATGTTCGGCTTAAGAACTGTAAAGCGTGGAAGCTCAACCCTTTTCGAATTTACTTCGACTCGATGATAAAAGGGTCTGTTAAGATTCAAGCTCTTGCAAGTTGCTAGAGCTGATTCCTGAGTGTGTCTCTCAGCAACCAAATCCCAACGGGCAGATTTGTTTGAATAATCAATGCCAGTAAAACGAGTAATTGAATAGTTCACTTTGAATAAATAAATGAATTGGATAAGTAAGCAAAAGGTAATACCTTTTACTTGTAGGCTGTCCTATGTCGTGCAGTACTGTTTGACGGAACAAAGAAGACCTGACCGAAGTCTTAAGCCTTGCTTGTGTCCTCTGGTGGCGTGAGTGGTACAGCCTAGAAGTAAAAGAGTAAATAATCTATTTCTAACGCCGATTGTCCGTAAGCTCGAAAACTTATCCGCAGAAGGTTCGAGGTCTGGGGCGGTTCTACTGGTGGGTAGTCCTTATGTTCGGCTCCTGATTCCTAAGAGCAGCCTACTTGATAGCGTATTGATTCACCTACTTAATATATATATTAACCGCATGATGGCATCATGTCAACACCAAATATGCACCAATTTTGTATTATGTATCAAATGTAACACTAGCTTCAGAATGGCCTCAGACAGGCGGAAAATCTGAAGGTGCTATCATACCTGAGCAAAATTTTGGCTTCTCTCAGCCGCTTCTAGGCCAGTTTGAGGCCACTTGGGGGGTCAGTTGCAGAAAATTTTTGCTATATCAGGCTCCGAGGAACTTAAATATATATCCGATATCTTCGTTACTAATAAAGATGTACTACTTTGTTTCTACTTTTATAGATAGTTCAGGTGCTTGAATATTGACTGTCTCTACTGACTCTCCGATAACCTTGCCTAATGAATCTAATATTTGTGCTGCTGTCTGTAATTGACCTTTTGATACTGCTTTATTAAATAATCTAACTCTCATTGCTTGAAGTCTTGGAAGCATATTTTCTCTATCTTTTTCCCAATCTTCATTATTCCATTGTTTTACTCGACTCCAATCGCTCCAGGCTGAAGTTTCTGCAATGCCTTCAATTTTTGCGTGTTCTAAAACTAGCTGTCTTGTTGTTTTCCCTTCTAGCTGACGGGAATATAATCTTTGACTTCTAGCCTGAATATGCTCTTTTGTATTGCAAGCAAATTTAGAACGTCTCTTTCTTTTTTCTTGTTGTTGTTTCTGTTCTTCTGGGATAAAACCAGACATAAACGATTCAGCCACGGACTCAATCAGATAAGGTATTAATTGAATGATAACCTAGAAATATGAATTTAGGCTATAAAAAGGGGGTAATAGTTGAAAAATTTGTTATTTTTTAGTGTATGCCTGCAAAAACCGCACCAGAAATTAGTTTAAGATATGCCCAGGGTCAAGTTTTTAACTCAAAAAAGCGATTTCGTGTCCTTGTAGCTGGCAGAAGATTCGGAAAATCATATCTTTCTTGCATTGAATTAATTCGTGGAGCGATAAACCGACCAGGAGAGACATATTTTTACTGTGCACCTACATATCGTATGGCAAAAGACATTGCATGGAAAGAATTAAAGAGATTAGTGCCAAAAATCTGGATAAAAAGCAAAAATGAGACAGATTTAAGGATTGAATTGATAAATGGGTCAACTATTGAATTAAAAGGAACAGAAAATGCAATGGCATTGAGAGGAAGAAGTCTTTCAGGTGTAGTTTTAGATGAAGCAGCGTTTATGGATCAAGATGTATGGGCAGAAGTTATAAGACCAGCATTAGCCGACAAACAGGGGTGGGCGTTATTTATCTCTACGCCTGATGGAACTGCAAGCTGGTTTTATGATATGTGGTGTTATTGCGGAGAAACTGAGCAAGATGATTGGCAGAGATGGAGTTTTACTACAATTGAAGGGGGTAATGTCGCTCCAGAAGAAGTTGAAGCAGCTAGGGGTCAATTAGATGGCAGGACATTCAGGCAAGAATTTGAAGCTAGTTTTGAGAATCTTACTGGTTTAGTGGCTGTTAGTTTTACTGATGAAAATATTGACAAGGAAGTGCAGGATTTACACATGATGCCTTTATTAATCGGATTGGATTTTAATGTTGACCCTATGGCAGGAATTTGTGCGGTAAAGCATAATGACTGTCTTTATGTGTTTGATGAAATTATGTTGACGGGTGGAGCAACAACCTGGGACTTTGCTGAAGAAGTTACACGCAGATATGGAGTAGATAGAAGAATTATTGCCTGTCCTGACCCTACGGGTAGTGCAAGAAAAACAAGTGGGGTAGGGGTTACAGATCATACAATTCTTAGAAGATCTGGCTTTACTGTTATGAGTCCAAAAAGTCCCTGGAAAATTAGAGATAAAATTACTGCTGTAAATACTGCTTTATTAGATGCAAATGGTAATCAAAGAACTTTTATTCATCCAAGATGTAAAGAATTGATAAAAGCACTTAGAACTTTAACTTACGCTCCAAATACAGGATTACCCAATAAAAATCTAGGAGTTGACCATGCTTTTGATGCTTTTGGATATTTATGTTTGCAGCAATTTAATCTTGCAAAACCAGAGACACTAGGGCAAACTTCGTTTAGAATATATTAAGATACCTAATTCTTACTATGTACCACTCTACGACTAAGAAAAAAAAGAAGAAAAAGAAGGGAGGTAAGAAACGTGGCGAATGTTCCTGTAAATAAAGCGTTATACTCTAGGGTAAAAGCAGAGGCTAAACGTAAATTCAAAGTTTATCCTAGTGCTTATGCTAATGCGTGGCTTGTACGAGAGTACAAAAAACGTGGCGGTACTTACCGAGTGGAGAAAAAACGTGGCAAGAAGTAGTGGCGGTCTTACCCGTTGGTTTAAAGAAAATTGGGTTGATGTAAAAACAGGTAAGCCTTGTGGTCGTTCAAAAGGCGAAAAACGAGGTTATCCAGCCTGTCGTCCCAAAAATCGTGTATCAAGTAAGACACCTAAGACTGTCGGAGAGATGACAGCAGCCGAAAAAGCCAGGTTTAAAAGAGAAAAAACAAGTAGTAAAAAAATAACTTATCAACATAGACGAAAAAAGAAGAAAAAATAACTGTGAAAGTTGCAGTTTCAAGGTAATATATTGTTATAAGTAAAATTTTCTTAGAATCATGGCATTTTTTCGTGGTGAAGAAGGCTCTGTATCATTTGATAACGGAACTGGAACAGTTGGAGCAGTAGCTTCTACAACGGCTTGGACACTAGACGTAACAAAAGACACTCTTGAGACAACTGCTCATGGTGACACTTCAAGAAAAAACATTGGAAGTTTAGTTTCTGGTTCTGGTACAGTTGATCTTTTTTATACAGCAACATCAGGAGATGATACTGCTGAACTTATTACAGATGTATTAACTTCTGAAGATTCTGGAGATGCTGCTTTCAACTTGTTTTTAGATACATCAGGAACTAAAAAATTAAGTTTTAACGGAATTATTACAGGCACTACATATAGTTCAACTGTTGGAGATATAAATACAGTATCAGTTAGTTTTATAACTAATGGTGCTATTACCTCTGCTATCTAATGCCAAAATCATCTTATTCGAGCAAACAACGCAAACTGGCTGCGGTTGCTCCACCACGGGATAAGATCACGGCTGCTGATCTTAAAAAACTACGCTCCAAGAAAAAAAGGAAGAAAAAATGAAAGCTAAGAAAGGACTTACAACTAGACAAAAGACTGCTTTAGCAAATCATAAAAAGAAGGGTACTCATACTGCAAAACACATGAGGATAATGGAGGAAGAGATGTTGAAGGGTAAAACATTTATGGAAGCCCATAGAATAGCTATGAGGAAAAAAGGAAAATAATGGCTAAACGTAAAGGAGTCAGTTTATCCGTAGGAAGAGGCGAAAAGTCTAAGAAGGGAGGACTGACTGCGAAAGGAAGAGCTAAATATAATCGTGCAACAGGCAGCAACTTACAAGCTCCTGTTACTGAGAAAAATCCAACAGGTAAAAGAGCAGCAAGAAGAAAATCGTTTTGTGCCCGTATGAAAGGTATGCCTGGCCCATTAAAAGATAAAAAAGGTCGACCCACTAGAAAAGCGTTAGCATTAAAACGATGGAGGTGTTAATCAATGACATATGCAATTCCTGGTAATATTAGAACCAATATTGTTTCATCTACTTCTGTAGGTGGTATTGATAGTCCTTTTACTAGAACTAGAGCAGTTTTAGATATGATGAAAGGTTGGGAAATAATGAAGGCTGTTACAGAAGGAACAGAGTACCTTAGGGAAAATTCTGAAGCATTTTTACCTCTTGAACCTAGAGAAGATTACGATGCTTACCTTGCAAGAGTAAACAGGTCAGTATTTAGTCCTTTTACACAAAGATTAATTAGGGCAGCTACAGGTTTAGTTCTTAGGAAACCAATAACTTTAACAGGAGATCCATATTGGACAGAAATGTTTAAAATGGACGTTGATGGTTGTAAATCAGATTTAGATGAATATGCAAGAAGAATATTGATGTGTTCTCTTACTTATGGTCAAAGTCATATTCTTGTAGATTATCCTGCACCTTCTGGTGCATTAAGTTTGGCAGAAGAAAGATCACAGAATCGCAGACCTTATTGGATAGAAGTAGATCCTACAAACCTTTATGGTTGGAGATTAGATAGAGAATCTAATTATGGGAATCTTATACAAGCTCGAATTGCAGAAAAGGCTGTATTGCCTGATGGTGATTTTGGTGAAAAAGTTTATGACCAAATAAGAGTAATAGAACCTGGTCGGTACAGAGTTTTTCGTAAAAAAGAACAAATCGAAGAAATGTATGATGTCTCTGATAATAGTGTGACAGGAAATTTTGAAATGGGATCAGCAGATAAAGATTATAAACAAGTTGAATCTGGCAACTTTTCTCTTGGTGAAATACCTTTAGTAACAATTTATTCTGGAAAGACAGATAATTTAGTAAGTAAACCACCTTTACTGGATATTGCATACTTAAATCTTGCACATTTTCAAAGACAGGCTGATTTAATTCATAGTTTGCATGTTGCATCTCAACCAATGCTTGTGATGGAAGGATATGACGATCAAACAAAAGACCTTGCTATTTCTGTTAATTATGCAATGGCAACTCAACCAGGTAATAAAGTTTACTATGTAGAACCAGCTTCTAGTGCTTTTGATGCTCAATCTGCTGAAATAAAAGAATTACAAATGCAAATGGCTACTCTTGGTATTAGTACTTTGAGTCAACAAAAGTTTGTAGCTGAATCTGCTGATGCTCGAAGGTTAGATCGTGTTGATACAAATTCTATGCTTGCTATGGTTTCTATGGAATTAGAACAAAAATTGCAAAAAGCATTTAATTTATCTGCTGAATATGTAGGTATTGAACCACCAGAAGTAAAAATTAGTAGAGATTTTGATATTGAAAGACTAATTGGACAAGATATTACAGCTTTAACATCATTATTTGATCAAAATGTCATTGATAGAGATGAATTTAGAGATATTTTGGTACAAGGAGAAGTGTTACCTTCAGCTAATGAGGTCAAATCTGAATAGTTTGTTACAATGATAAACAAGTACACATATTCTTATGTCTAAATCCCTAGATAAAGTTTTGCAATCTGACGGAACTTATAAATGGGAAGAAGTAGAACTCGTTCATTCAACTGCTGAACCTGAAGTTTGTCCTGCTCCCGAACCAAAAGTAACTAAGAAAAAAGTTGCTAAAAAGAAAACTACTAATCCACTTTCTGAATAATTAATGGCAATCGAAGAAAAAGTCATTCAGCCTGAGTCTGTGACCAACGCTGAACAGCCCGTGGCTGAAACTACTTCACAACCAACTCAACCACAAGCACCTGATCTTAGTTCTGTAAAAGCAGAATACGAAGCAAAATTAGCTGCTGCCCGTAAAGAAGCTGCTGATGCAGAAGAGAAATTTAAAGGCATTAAGAATAAATTAGATGATGTCTATAAACAAAAAGAAGAAAAACGAACCAAAGACTTAGAAGAGCAGGGTCAATGGAAAACTCTTTGGGAGGAAGCTAATAAAACAGCACAAGAAAAAGATCAACAAATTTCTAACTTGTCTCAACAGCTTGAAGAGATGAAAAACTCTCACGAAGTAGCTTCTACAAAAACAACAGCACTTGCAGCTATCAGTAATCTTGGTGCGATAAATGCAGAACAGACTTTGGCATTGTTACAAGGAAAGTTACAAAAAAATGCTGAAGGAAAAGTTGTTGTACTTAATGGTGGAGTTGAGCAAGATTTAAATACCTATCTCAGTAGTCTCAAAAACCCTGGTAGTGGTTGGGAACATCATTTCAAGCCTAGTTCTGCTGCTGGAATGGGTGCAAAACCAAGTCCTGTAGCAAATACTGGTGGAGGTCAAGTAAACCCCTGGAAAACGGGCAACCTTACACAACAAATGCTACTATTAGAGCAAGATCCGCAGCTTGCAGCAGTGCTCAAGCAA